TAGATATCACATTCATCATTTGTAGTGTCATCAACATTTTCCCAATTGTTTTTCAGGTCAAATGCTGGATAATTTTTTTTAAGTAATTTTTTCGAGATTGTTTCTTTAGTTACAATTTCTATAACATTACCGTTACCATCTCTATCTACTACATATCGGTTTAAAGGATAGAGCTTGAGTCCATCCTTACCCATAAAGATAAGAGCATTACCAGCTACAACTAAATGCTTCAGTGCTTGGTGTACAACGACACGATCAGTAGAAGCTGCAATAGATTCCATGATGGTGCGTTCAACTTTAGCAAACGACAAGTCAAGTTCTGATCTAATTTCAGGACCAAGTTCTTCTGGAAGATTAATATCATTTACCTGGAGCTTAAAGAAGCTGGTTTGTGGAGGTAGCAATGCAAGCATAAGTTTACTTGCAAGCGTCACCACACCTTTGGCTCCTGTTGATTGCCAGGGAGTAGTTAATTTAACAGCACCTTTGGTAAAGTGCTCGTCTTCACGAATAAGATAAGGTAAAGTTAGATCTGCTGCTTGTCTAGCAGAGTTTAGAAACTGGGAACGGTCCGAAGACAATCTGTCATAACTTGATTTAGCAGTCATCAGACGTTTACCATTCCAGATTGAGAAACACTTAACCCACTATAAGCAGGTGTAGTAATTTTAAATTGATCCTCTCTTCGTTTAAAGGATTGTGTACCACCAGTCTTTGGAGCTTCATTGCTCCCAATTTGTAAGGAACCAGTCTGATTAGATCTTAATTGGTTTTGCTGGTAAGTACGTTGACCTAGTGCTAAGTCATCAGCCCTGGCTTTTGCATCAAGAGCCATTTTACTTAGCCTTGTGTCTTGTTTTATCTGCAAATCCTTTAAAAATGCAGTCTGTTCTTCAGCTTTTTGTGCTAAGCTAGCATCAAAACCCTGTTGTTGTTGTAGTAAGCGACTATCAAAACTTGTGGACAAATCTGAAAGGCTACTTTGGTACTGAGCTAGAGAAGCTTTAGCATCAGCAGCACGTTCAGCAGCATCTTCCTTAGCGGCAACTGCCGCAGCATCAGCTTGTTTTTGTTGCTCGGCAATTCTTGCAGTCAAAGCAGTGATTTGGCTTTGATACTTGTTAGTAGGCGTTGTTGGGGTTGGTGCAGGTGCAGGTGCAGGTGCAGGGGCTGCGGCTTGAGAAGGAGCTGGAGCTGGAGCATCTTTTTTGTAAGCTACATAGCTCACACCAGGTTTAGAACCACCACCTTTTAGAGGTATTCTGGTTGAATATGAAAATACTGGATTTGGATTTTGTTGGGATGCTACTGGTGAGTACCCTGGTTTTAGATTACCTTGTTGATCAAAATATTTGTTAATATCTGGATTCATACGTATGTGTAATCCACCGAAGGCACCTTTCATCCAATCGTTAGACATTAGTTCTCCTCCATATAATTAATGATCCACTCAACAACACTGCGTTGACCGGACCTGTGCATAATCTTTTCCATTGTGTCTTCAGGGTTAGGGTTAGTTGGTGGGAATGATTCTTCTAATGCAGCTATTAGTCCACGGGAATTCATCCCTAAGACTTCAAGCGTATTGGGGGAGATTGACATTGCTATGCTCAAAGAACGCTAACATTCTAGCTGATTTAGTTGCAGAAAGTTCTGGGGCTTTGCCCTCATACATTAATCGATCACTAGAATCCAGCCAAAATTTTTTATCCAAATATTTATCAGTAGTATTAATACCTAGTGGTTGCATTACCCAATTGATAGTTGCCTTGCGGAGTTTATCAAGACTAGGACTGATATCAAGCCCCAACTCCCGACAAACAAGGCTATTGGCAGCAACGTGAATTTGTTCATCTCTACTTATATCCGCACTGACTGTTCGCATTCCAGCGTCACCATTAAAGCGCATGAATGGTAAAAGAACGAAGAAAATTGCACGTTCGGCAACCATCGCTTTGAGGATTGTATGATCAGGATGCGTAGTCCAAGCTTCCCTGAGCCTGAGAGCTTCTGATTCAGCTTTTTCGTCAACACCGTAAGCATTGGCAATGTAACCAAGTGCCAAGTCGTGATTTTCCTCGTCGGTGATATTTGATTCCAATAGCTCCCGCGATAGTTTTGGTACGTCGGAATCCAATCCATCACGGATAAAATCTCCCACAGGTAGTTCCATATGTCGCAACGCAAGAGCACGGTGTACCGTCTCTTCCGCCCCTGCCTTGCATAATCCGGCAGTTGTCTGGACTGGTGTCCATTTTCTTTTTCTCTGTAGCAGTTTCTGATAAGGGTTCATTACTCTTGACAATCACAGGTAAGTTCTTCATTTAAAATGTCCTCTAAATAATTTTCTACATCTTCTGCATCTAGTGCAGCATATGCATCTGATTTATCTTGTGTATCACTCATTACTTGTAATGAATAATAGAGGCTTGTTTGCGGGGACCGTAGCCACTCTTCCACGAACGCATTGTCGTAGGTTACCATATCACTCCATGAATTGAAGCTATAACCGTGAAGAAGCCCTGTGCGATCTAGTAGAGTCATGATGCCATCAGCAACACGTTTGTAAGCCTCCCAGCCTACCTTAGAGGCGATCTCTACGTCACCATAGTTGTAAGTTTGTACTCCGAAAGTACCCGAGTCGCGATCGACTGTCTGCGAGATAGGTGGAGCGATTTCTGGTGTGCTAGTATAGCCATCCAAATCCACGCTTCTATAACTGCAACTGGCGGTTGGAGCGATAGCAAAGGCTCGAACCATATTATGTTCGCGAGCAATTGAGGCTGCTTGTTCAGTTCCTGAAGCAATTTGAGAGACAAGTTCATAAGATGCAGATCGAATAATTTCACCATTGTTATATTGATCTAACGCTCTTCCAAATTGTTCGTATGTTACTCCGTACCTCCGTAGGAGATTCGCGAGGCCAAGCAAGCCGCCCATGT